TACCTTCGTTAATAAGATTTTTGCCTCTAATACTAGTTTCAGATCTTGGATCAGTAATAACTTTACCTTCTTCCATCTTAACTGGTTTAGATTTTTTATAATTCATCATATTTTTTTCTCCTAGTTGTATTGTTATCTTATTTTGAGTCTTTTTTAAAGCTATTTGACATTTGTTGTTTAACAATTGACGTTTGAGAACGTAATTCTGCTAAATCTTCGTTCTGTTCTAGCTTATCATCGCTAATTTCTTTAGCTTGCACTAATTTTGCTCTATCAATGTTAAATTTTTCTTCATCTGCTTCTGCTTTACGTTGATTTTCCATTGCTCTAAGGTCAACTTCTCTTGATTTTAGTTTTATTAATGGATCTGAATCAAATTGTGATGTAATTTCTTTTTCTTCCTTCATAAAATCAGCCATTGACTCTGCAATCAAAACAGCTTTTCTTGCTTCCATGTCCATATTCATTTTTTGCAGTTGTTGTTGCACTTGCATATTCTGTGGATTCATTTGTGCTTGTTGTTGTAGCATTTGTGCTTGTTTCATCATGTCTTCAAACTCTAATTCAATTTGTTCTTGAGCCATTAAACTTATGTGTTCTAAAATATTTTTATGCATTGCCGCCATTACTGGTGGATTATTTCTAACTAGGTTAGTTGCCATAAAATTTAAATGCGCTGTTATGTGTGCCGTGTGATCTTGTCCTCTATATGCTTCAAAAGGTTTACCACCTAAAGCATCAATGTGTTCCAACGCAGGATCCTTTGGTGCTTTTGGAGCAGGTGGTGGTAATATTTGATCAATGTCTTTTACACCAAGTGCTTGATACATATTTCTATAAACTTGATTTAAGTTATGGATTTGTGGATTAGATGTAGCTAATTGTAATTCTGTTTGAGCTAAAGATATTCTTTGTGTCATAGAAAATATATTTGGATCTGCAACAGGTAATATATCTACTCTTTCATCAAAGTCTGTTTGTTTAATTGTTTTTTCACCGCCGACAACATCGTAAGGATATTCTGGTGGTAAATAACTTTTAAATACATTTGCTAATAATTTAAATTCTTTTCTAAGACCTGAATATAATCTTTTGTGTATAGCAGACATAACTCTTGATCCACGTTCTAATAACGCAACTGTTGTTCCAACAGCAGCTTGTTGATTGCCGTCACCAACTTGCATATCTGCAATAGATGCAAATCTTTGTCCTGCTTGAACTACAATACCCATTAATTGTAATAATGTTTGAGAGGGTTCTTTGTAAGGTAATGGATAAAACGCATCTCTTAAATTTCCTCCCGGTGCATCTACATCTTTAAATTCACCTGGTTGTATTGGCGATGCTTCGTCTCTAACTCTTACACCTCTTTGTTTAAAACCAGCTGGTAAATTAGATAATGTACCTGCATCCAACAATTGACGGAGAGCAGCCGTTGCCGTTCTGCTTAATCCGCCAATCATATGAATTAATCCAAGTCCGTAAAATCCAAGTCCTGGCAGAAATTTAAAGTGGACGAAATATTGAATTTTATTTTTTGTTGGATCATCTGCAGCAAAGTTTCTTCTAATAGAAAGAACTTTTCCGCTACCTTCTTCAATTGTTACAATGTAAGGTAATTTTATTCCTGTTGGTTCATTGTTTTCACCAACATCTTCAAAACCTTCTAAATCTAAATTAACATGGCATTCTAATAATGTATAAATATTTTCTTGTCTTCCCGTAGCTTTAGTTCCTTCTAATTCTCTTTCTTTGTCAGTAACTTTATCTTCCATTTTAGAAGGTAGTTGTAATTCTACGTCAGTATAAAAACCGCCAACTTGTTGTTTACGTAAATCGTTTTCAGACATTTTAATAACGTGTATAATAGCTTCGGCATCATCTAATGATGTTGCTGTGTAAGGAACAACTAAATCATCTGCGGGTACAAATTTAGATACGGCTCTTCTTAATAAATCATCGTAGTAAACTTTTTTAAAAGCAGATCCCGATAGTGGTAAATAAAATAACATTTGATCAAACTCTGGTTCATACTCTTCCATTTTTTCCATGATTTGATAATTCATAAAATCTTTTACTCTTTGAGCTTGTTGTTCTTTTGCTTGATCTACTTTACCTAAAATTTGTGATCTAACTGGTCCCTCAGAAGGTAATAATTCTTTGTAAGCTCCAGCTTGAAATTGTGTAACCGCTTCTGCTAACACAGGATGTGTTGCGCCCGATGCACCTTGGAAAGGTTCTGCTCTGTTGTTGTATTTAAATCCAAGTAAGTCAAGCCCTTCAACATAAGCTTGTTCCCACTCTTTTCTAGAAGTTTTATATTCAGCATAGTCTGATCTCATGTTTAATCCAATAGGACTTAAAATGTCTTCAGGTAATAATTCTGCTAAATTGTCAAAATGATTTTCTGTTCCTGGAATATTTACTTTTCCTGGTTCAAAGTTTAATTCAACACCGCCGTCTTCCATTGGTGTGACTTCTACTGGTTGTTCGGGTTGTTGTTCTTGTGTTTCCTCAACGTCAACTTCCGGTCCATCTATCTCAACGGACGTTCTAATGCTGTTGGGGAGTGATTTATCTATCTCTGCCATTTATACTCCTAGTATTGTTTAGCACGTTTTAATATTAAAGCCAAGCCTTGAGAATTAGGTCCTGACGTTGGTGGAGGCCCGGAATTATCCCCAGCTAACTTCATAATACCACCGCCCGCTTTTTCTGATCTGTATTTTATTCTATTCATAGTGTCTTTAAACATATCGTCTCCTTTAAGAAGATTAATTTCTGCGGGGTCTTTTAAAATTTTTTTTAACATACCTTGACCAAGCCCTGCTGGATTAAGTCCCATTTCTCCTAATTCTTTTAAGCTGTATTTTTTACCGTCTTTAGATAACAACTCAAGTATATCATCAATAGAGTCTAAACCAACTTCACTATCCATATCGCCACGTCTGTCTGGATAACCTGTAACTTCTTCATATTCATCTATAGATTTTACACTTTTACCAGTTTTTTCATCAACAATATCTTTTCCTGGTGAATATGACATATTTGATTCTTTATATCCGCCAGTTGAATTAGAGTCTGTTATACGTATTTCTCCAGTGCTTATATCTTCGTACATTGTATATCCGTTGTAATCATAAACTTTCTGTCTTTCAACTGTTGAAGCTGCATCTGAAACATCATCGCCTGATTTTCTAATCAAACTTACAAAGTCAAAAAAGTATTTTGGTGTCCCACCTGCAGTTACTATTTTAGCAGGAACTTTAGAAGCTACTTTAGCTGTTGTAGTTAATAAATTATCTAAACCTAAAACTTTTGCTAAACCAATCATTCCTCCTAGTGCAACTGTTTTATTAAAATCTCTTCTAGATTCACCGGCGGCACTTATTTTTTCTTCCATTTGTGCTTTAATTTTAGGAAAGTTTTTGCCTGAGATTTTTTGAAGTTCTTTTATTCCGGATTTAGTTAATTTTCCAGCAGCAGTAAAATATCCAATCGCGGTTGCTGGACCGAGAAGTTCTGTTCCAAGTTCTAACATATCTCCATAATATTTTTGAGATCCTGTAGCCTTAGCATCACTTTCATCAATTAATTTTTGTAGTCCAATTTTTTCAATTAGTGCTTCTGCTATTTTTGGCTGCATGTTTTTTCCAAAGTTTTCTAAAGTACCTTTAGGTAAACCCGGCACAGGTATATCGGCTCCTGGTACAGAAAATGGAAAAAGTTCGGAAGGTACGTCAAGATAACTACCAGGTTTTTTTGTTAATACATCACTAGCCACTTCTCCAGCAGCAGGTATTATTCTCATGGCGTAATCACCAAGTTTTGTTACGCCTGCAGCAATTTTTTGTGCATAGCCTGCAAATGCTTTAGGATTAATTATTTCATTAAAATTTTTAATTGGATTAAAAGGTATGTTTTCATTTTCTCGTGCAGCCATGGTCATTTTTAAAAAATCAGGGTCCGGGGAGCCTTCAGAAAAATTAACTCGGCCACCTTGTGCCATCATCATAGTTTCATCCATGACTTCAATCATACCACCCATATTTTTATTTTGTTTTGGTATTGGTTCGTATTCATAAGTTTCAACACTTTCTACTAACTCATCAATTAAATCTTGATCATACTCAGCTAATGTATATTTAACATTTACTTCATCTGCTTTTTGATTAATTATATTTTGTGCATACGTTTTAAATTCTTCTTCAGAAAGATCAGATACTTTTTTAGCATCAGGGTTTATTTGATCTATGTTTCCAATTATATATCTTTTATCAACTTTAGACATATCCACTTTTATATTAGTTGGTTTAAATTTTTCTCCTACTTCAGGAACGTTTAAAGTTATATCTGCTCGTCTTTTATCTGAGTGACGATAAAGATCTGGATTTTCTTTCATTTTTTCTTTAATTTTAATTAATATATCTTCGTTAAGATTATCCATCTTTAATTTATTGTTTAACAATGTTTCTCTTATTTTAGGTGTAACTTTTTTATCAACAAGAGGTTCTAATTCTTTAAAAACACCTTTATATTTTTTTTGAAAACCTCTTAAAGTTTTTTTATTTATATCCGCTTCTTGAGAGACAAGATTATTAATGTTCATAGCATCTTTAAATAATTTTGGAAATTGTTTTTTAAAACTAATATCTATTGAATGGCCTGATTCTGCTAAATCTACTTTTTGTCGTCTATTTGGAAGTCTACCTTGTAAATCATCAACTTTTTTATTAACTTGCCTAATTATAGTTTTATTTAAATTAAAACCAATTTTATCTGAAAATTTCTCATCTTTATATCTAAATGATTGTGCTCGACCCGACCCACCTTCGCTAGGTTTTATTAATGCATTAGCTACAACTTTTTCAGCAGCATCTTTAACGTTAAATGTTTTTTGACCAAATTCATTTTTTTTAGTTTTAACA